TTGTATGGACAACGACATTGCTGCATTTGAAGAAATGTTAGAATATAACATTTACGATGTTGTGTTGCTTGAAGGATTGTATCAACGTATTGCTCCATGGTATTCTACACACGTTAACGTGACAAATTTTGGAAGCAATGAAGAGAAGCAATGCACGGTGTGTGGTTCAAACGATCTTGAAGAGAAAGGTGTAACACATACCAACTTGTCTACATTCACAGCATATCAGTGTAATTGTTGTGGTAAGTGGAGCAGGGACCGTGTTAACATTAAGACGAAAGAGCAGATGCAAAATATACTGATGAATATTGGAGGCTGATTTAAAACATGACAGACACAACACAAATGACACCTTACGAGAAAATCTTTCTGATGAACTCCATTATTGGCAATGAAGAGCCTGTGGTGGACACAGAAGAATTCTGGACACAAGTACGTAATCAAACAGAACGTGTTGTAGAAGAAGCCTCAGAGACGCTTGATGAAGCTATTGAACAAAACCTTGAAAAGCTTATTGGTGAAGTGACAGACATTATGGTGGTGTCTATCGGCCTTTACCAGAAGCTACAACTTGCTGGCATTGATATTGACGCTGCTTTGAATCGAGTTTGTGACAAGAACCTTGAGAAATTCTTTACAGACCCTGAAGCAGCCAATGAAACTGTGCAGTATTACACAGAAAAAGATGTTGATACATTTGTACGGCATGTGACGCTCAATAATGGTGATGAATATTACGCTGTAATTCGTAAGGCAGACGGTAAGCTTCTCAAGCCCAAAGGATTTGAGAGTGCTTCTTATGAGGATATTGCACAGGAGGCTATTGAGAATGTCGGTAATGAAGAACAAGATACTTCTGCTTAATTCACCTTCAGGTGGAGGTAAGGATACTCTTGGGTTTGAGTTTGCAAAGAACCTTGGGTGCGTTACACGCGCATTCAAGGAGTCTCTTTACGAAATCGCTTATCCAATGACAAAATGTAATGGATACGGATCATTTCTACACCACTGCACAGACAGGAAACTGAAAGAGACCCCCTCGGAATTATTCAGGGGGTATTCTCCAAGAGGCTTTTTGATTCATGTGAGTGAGGATATTATCAAACCAGCTTTTGGACAAGATTTCTTTGGTGTGAAAGCTGCTGAATCTATCTCAGAAGAAGACTTTGAGAAAGGTGTGGTATTCACAGACGGAGGATTTATTGAAGAAGTGTATCCGCTAATTGAAAAGTTTGGTGGAGAAAACGTGTACATTGTACAATTCTGTGGGCAAGGTAAGAATAGCTTTGAGGGAGATTCACGGAATTGGATTGACACAGACGATTGTCATGTAATTAAAATGAAAGAGCGTAATGAGGATATATGGCCAGCATTGTATATGAAATTGATTTTGAGGGAGGTTGTTAATACATGAAAGCAAAGATTATTGGTATCACTACACCGGCAGTAGAAGAAATTATTGATAGTGAAGGCTTGATTAGTTATTCAGCACGAGTATCTAATCCTTCAAATCAAACGAACTTTGACACAGCAAACAAGCTACTTGCTTATTGTAAGAAACATGGCCATTGGTCAGTGTTTGAAATGTGCAACGTTATTATGGAAATTGAAGCACCACGAGATATTGCACGACAAATTCTGCGACACCGTTCATTCAGCTTCCAAGAGTTTTCACAACGATACGCTGAAGCACAACAGTTTGTAACACGAGAAGCACGTTTGCAGGATCACAAGAACCGCCAGAATAGCATTGAAGACGTTGATAGTGAAACAATGCTCTGGTGGCAGGAACAGCAAGAGATTCTTCTTGAGCAAGTGGATGCTATCTATCGTGAAGCATTGGACAAAGGTATTGCAAAAGAATGTGCTCGTGTTATTCTTCCAGAAGGCAACACAATGTCACGCATGTACATGAATGGTACAGCACGTAGTTGGATGCACTATTGCGATCTGCGCTGCGACGATGCAACTCAGAAAGAACATAGGATTGTTGCTGATATGTGTCGCCAAGAATTGAAGCAGTACCTACCAACACTGTTTTGAACAATACGTACTTAGATCATGTTGACCAATTGTGGTCTAAGGTATAAAATAATAGTCTTGGCTTTGAAAAATGTCACAGAGTAAAACAAGCTCACTAATCGAACAGATAATGAATGTAGGGTCTGGATGGGTGATTTCATTGCTCATCTGGACGTTCATTATCTCAGAGCTATATAACATCGAAACAACATTCACTGAGAACATTGGAATCACAATAACATTCACATTAGTCTCAGTGGTAAGGGGGTATATTTGGAGAAGACTGTTCAACAAACTTGGGGGCTAGTTGCATGAATCACTATAACCTGAGTTATTCAGATTTACGTCTACTAGACGATTGGAAAGAACCACAACCAGATGTCACTACTCTAGCAAGGTTGTTGTTTGAAAACGGTTTGGATATTACCAAGCCTTACGAGATTACACGTGGAGTGCATAGGAATCTACGGGACGCTGTTGTAGACGATTATCGTGTAGAAGGTTATGAGCGTGTAGACACACGTTGGAGACATTCAGGAGCAGCCTCACTAAGCGCTTACTTGTACTCTACAGAAGATTTGTTTTTGAAAGAAGACATGAGAAAAATGAGTCGGCGTAGTGATGAGCATTACGCTGAGAAAGTTCAGAAGATTTTGGAGGGTGATTGATTGAAACCTAGAATCCAGACTAAAAAAGACGAGTTCACAGTTGATTATGAATGGGCTGTAGAATTTGCTGATAAACAAGCACAGCATTTCTGGCCACATGACGAAGTTAAGGTTCATAAAGATAAACAAGATATCCTTGTTAACATGACTGAACCAGAACGTCACGGTGTTATCACTACACTAAAGCTTTTTACTTTATATGAGCAGATTATCGGCGATGAGTTTTGGCTAAACTTTGTATTCAAGAAATTCCCAAGGCCAGCGGATATTCAACCAATGGCGGCTATGTTTGCTGCTATGGAGCTACAAGTGCATGCCAAATTTTATGCCAAGATTAATGAAGAACTAGGTCTTGCAAATGACGAATTCTACCGTAGCTATCTTGACGACCCTGAACTGAAAGCTCGCATCGATTTTTTGGAAAACACTCTGCATAGTAAAGATGATTTGCGTTCTTTGGGTGCCTTTACTTTCGGGGAAGGTGCTATCTTGTACTCATCTTTTGCTTTTCTGAAGCACTTTCAGAGTCAAGGTAAAAACAAACTCCTTAATGTTGTGAGTGGTATTAACTTCTCAGCAAGAGACGAGAATCTCCATGCAGAAGCGGCTGCTGCTATTTTTAGGGAATTGAAAGAGGAATTAAAACAACTTGGTCAATTCTCTGAACAAGACGATATGGAACTGAAGGAAGATATCCTGAAAGCCGCTGAGAAAGTATTTGAGCATGAACAAGTGATTATCCGTAAAATCTTTGAGAAAGGTAAGATTGAAGGGATTACGGAGACACAACTGGAACATTTTGCTCAGAGCCGTATCAACTACTGTCTAGAGAATCTTGGTTATGATAAACTGTATAAGGTAGAGTACAATCCTATTGCAGAGTATTTCTACAAAGGAATAAATGGTTACCAGATGCAGGATTTCTTTTCGTCACAAGGTAATCAATATGTAAGAGATTGGAACAAAGAGGGGTTTGTATTTAATGTATGATAAGATTTCAGAAGAGCGTAAGAAGTTACAAGAAAAGGGATTAGCGCCTGATTTTTGGAGTACGGGAGGATACCAGCTATTCAAAGACAAGTATCTATATCAAGCAGACAACCCCAAAGATCAGTATATGCGGATTGCAGGTACATTGGCTGCTCACACACCAGACCCTATGAAATGGAAAGAAAGGTTTTTCCAGCTAATGTGGAAAGGCTGGCTATCCCCTTCAACACCTGTCTTGGCTAATTGTGGTACGAATCGCGGACTCCCTGTAAGCTGTGCAGGGTCTTACATTGGCGACAGTATCGACGAGATTTATTCAGCACGGCACGAAACAGCAATGCTTACTAAGATGGGTTTTGGTACAGCAGGCTACTTGGGTGATGTTCGGCCACGAGGTAGTGACATAAGTGTTGGTGGGAAGACTTCTGGTGTTCTTCCTGTACTAGAACTGTTCCAAAAAGATATGGAGTATGTGGCGCAAGGTACAGCTAGGCGAGGTAGTTGGGCTGGATACATACCTATTGACCATGGTGACTTCTACGAGGTAGCAAGTTACCTTGAAACAGAACCAGATGGGAATAACATTGGTTGGTGTGTTAGTGCTGATTTTATAGACAGGTTGATGAAGGGTGATAAAGACGCCGTAGATCGCTATCAGACAGCAATGAGAACCAAAATGGTGACGGGCAAGGGTTATTTCTTTTTCCCCGACAAGGCTAACGAGAAGCGTCCACAATGGTATAAAGACCATGGATTAGATGTTAAGGCTCCACAACTTTGTAATGAAATTATGTTGCATAGTGGTCCTGACTATACATACACTTGCGTATTAGCGTCTATGAACTTGATGTTCTACGATAAGTGGAAAGACACTGACGCTGTGTTTGAGGCTACCGTGTTCTTGGATTGTGTTGTGCAGGAATTCATTGAGCGAGGAAAGAATATTCCGGGTCTGGAAAAAGCGATTGCTGCAACCAAGAGAGGCAGGGCTTTGGGGTTAGGTGTCTGTGGTCTGCATACACTATTCCAAAAGCGTATGATTCCATTTGGTAGTCTGCAAGCACACATCCTGAACACCGAAGTATTCAAGTATATTCGGGAAGAGGCTGAGAAGGCAACTACTTGGATTGCTCAACAGTGGGGCGAGCCTGAGTGGTGTAATGGCTATGGCAGAGCTAACACACACTTAATTGCCGTAGCTCCTACAAAATCCACTGCTCTGATTATGGGAGGTGTTTCTGAAGGCATTAACCCCGACACAGCAATGGTCTACACACAACGTACACCAGCGGGTGAAATTGATCGTGTAAACCCTGTCTTATTGGATTTGATGAAAGAAAGGAAAGTGTTTAGCCGAAATGTTGTAGAGGACATCCGTGACAACATGGGAAGTGTTCAGCATGTAGAATGGTTGACCGATGAGGAAAAAGAAGTTTTCAAGACAGCATTTGAAATCAATCAAATGGACGTTCTTAGGCTTGCGTCTACTCGTGGTGGTTACATAGACCAATGGCAATCACTTAATCTGTTCTTTGCCGCTGGCGAAGATGAAGAATATATTAGCGAAGTACATGCTAAAGCATTTTTGGACGAGAATATCTTAGGGCTTTACTACATTTATAGCAAGGCATCAATTCAAGCATCTCGCGGTGAGTGCACCGCCTGTCAATAAAGGAGAAATAAATAATGTTTTCAGTTTACGGAATTGCACAATGCCCTAGTTGTGTTAAAGCAAAACAAACATTAGAGCAGAAAGGTTACGAATTCGATTATATCAATCTGGATAAACAACCAGAGAAGTTTGAAGACCTTTCCAAACAAGGATTCAAAACAGTCCCCCAAGTTTACCACAACGGAAAACACATTGGTGGGTATGAAGCTCTTGCCGACTACCTACTTGAAATTTCATAATAGCTCTGTAAGAGCCTGTAGAGCTTTCTACGGGCTTTTCTGCTAGGGGTAGGCCAATGTACTACTTATTTGGCAAAGACGATTGTAGGGCTTCTGAGGAAGCGAGAGAGCTATTTAAACAGTATGACCTCTACTATGCCTACATCAATTTAGACTATGAACCAAAGAAAGTGGAGAAACTTAAACGAAACGGTCTTGATGAAACACCAGTGATATTCGGAGAAGACGGTTATCTCATTGGTAGCTTGTTTTCTTTGAAGAAACACTTAAAGCATCGCTTTGGAAAGTAAGGAGGTGTTATGAAAGTTACTACCTGCTAGACACAAAAAGGCCCGCAAGACCAACTAGGGTATCCTAAAGGATATTTCCTAAGAAGTCTTGCGGGCTTAATTGTTTGTGAGGAAACAAATTGTTATTGTATTTTATTCTGCTTGAACAATATCCGAATCATCCACTTCAAGTGTCATTCCAAACACCATCGGTTGTCCTTCAATCAATTCAATATACATCTTCATTACCAAACGCTTCTTGTACTTTTTCTCATCATACCTGTCGCTTGGCTTTTCTGGATAGTGTTCATAGGTGATGATAGAACCTTTGCTGTTATAAGCAACAAGGTCATTCTTCCTGAATTCTTCTGCTATCTTCTTTCCCCAAAGGCTCTTGTCAGTACTACCCTTGTATCTATTCTTAGATATACCATGCTTATATTCATAAGCTGTATTGACAGTGTGCCCTCGAAATACTAGATCATCTCCTTCTGTATCGACAGTTTTAAGCCAAGCCTCAAAAGGTAGTCCGTCCATAAACTTAATGAACATATCCTCTATGTTCAAATCCTTGTCAAGCTGTCCTTGTAATCGAAACACCTGCGTTGTCAATTCGATAATCTTTGAATTGGATGAAGCTTGCTGTTGTCTCATTTTAGTTTCAAGATATTCAATCCGCTTAAAGGCAGTTTCTAAACGACTTGCATTAGCCGTTTCAGAGGCTCCTTCAACATTACCTTGAAAGCTAAACCAAGCACCGGCC